GACGTCTTCTTGGCCATTGGGGGCTCCTTGGTGGTGGGTTGCTTGTCAATCGACATCCGCATTCACGCGCTGTGCGCCACAGAAGCCAAGCTCTTTCTTATCCCGGGTGATTCACTCGCCTTTGCATGACCAATCGCATACAGGAGGCCACCCACTTGCACTGAGTTGATCGAACCATGGGACTGTCCATTCGCGCCTACGCGCGCCACCGAGGCGTGTCGCACGTGGCCGTCAAGAAAGCCATCGACACCGGACGGATCACGCCCTTGCCGGACGGCACCATCGATCCGGTGGCGGCCGATGCCCAGTGGGCGGCCAACACCACACCGACTCGGCGGTCAGTAGCGGCCGAGCCCCAAGAGGCGCCACAGCCTGCCGCAGCAGCCCGCGCGATCCCGCCAGCGTCCGCATCTGCCAGCAGCCGTCCTCAGCGTGAGGTCGCTGAACCACCGGCGCCGGCGCTCTCTACTGGCGGTACGTCGCTGCTGCAAGCGCGCACCGTCAATGAGGTGGTCAAGGCGCAGACCAACAAAGTCCGCCTGGCCCGTCTCAAGGGCGAGCTGGTCGACCGTTCGCAGGCCGTGGCCCACGTGTTCAAGCTGGCTCGAGCCGAGCGCGATGCCTGGCTCAACTGGCCAGCACGGATCTCGGCGCAGATGGCGGCAGGCCTGGGTGTGGATCCGCATGTGCTGCATGTAGCGCTTGATGCCGCTGTGCGCCAACAGCTGCAGGACCTGGGCGACTTGCAGCCCAAGGTAGATTGAACATGGACGAGACGTTTTACGAAGGCTGGGACGCGATCGAGCGTGCCTGGCGCGAAGGCCTTACACCCGATCCGCTGCTCACCGTCTCCGAATGGGCCGACAAGCACCGGGTGCTTTCCAGCAAGGCGGCCTCTGAGCCGGGGCGCTGGCGCACCAGTCGCACGCCCTACCTGCGCGAGATCATGGATTGCCTGTCGCCCATGTCACCGATCGAGCGGGTGGTCTTCATGAAAGGTGCCCAGGTCGGTGGCACGGAGCTGGGGCTGAACTGGGTGGGTTATGTGATCCACCACGCACCGGGGCCGATGATGGCTGTGTGGCCGACCGTTGAGATGGCCAAGCGGGCGTCCAAGCAACGCATCGACGCGCTGATCGAAGAAAGCCCCGCCATCCAGGAGCGCATCGCCCCGGCGCGCAGCCGCGACTCGGGCAACACCATCCTGGCCAAGGAATTCCACGGCGGGGTGCTGGTGATGACCGGTGCCAACAGCGCGGTCGGCCTGCGCTCGATGCCCGTGCGTTATCTGTTCCTGGATGAGGTGGATGGCTACCCGCTCGATGTCGAGGGTGAAGGGGATGCGATTTCGCTGGCAGAAGCGCGTACCCGCACCTTTACCCGGCGCAAGATCCTGATCGTCTCAACGCCGACGATTGCCGGCGCGAGTGCAGTCGACCGGGAGTTCGAGGCGTCGGACCAGCGCCGGTACTTCGTACCGTGCCCGCACTGCGCGCACCGCCAGTGGTTGCGGTTTGAGCAGCTGCGCTGGGAACGCGGCCAGCCGGAAACGGCTGCCTACATCTGCGAAGGTTGTGGCGAGCCCATCGCCGAGCACCACAAGACCTGGATGCTGGAAAACGGTCAGTGGCAGGCCTGCGCCCCAGAAAACGCCGGACGCACCGCTGGATTTCATCTCTCCAGCCTCTACAGCCCCGTGGGTTGGCGCAGCTGGATCGAGATTGCCCGGGCGTGGGAGTCGGCGGCGATGTCCGACACGCGTTCGGCCTCAGCGATCAAGACCTTCAAGAACACCGAACTGGGTGAGACTTGGGTCGAGGAAGGCGAAGCGCCGGATTGGCAGCGTCTGCTGGAGCGGCGGGAGGATTACCGTGTCGGCAACGTGCCTGCGGGCGGATTGCTGGTCACCGCCGGTGCCGACGTCCAGAAGGACCGGATCGAAGTCTCGGTCTGGGCCTTTGGGCGGGGCAAGGCATCGTGGCTGGTGGAACACCGGGTGCTGATGGGCCAATCAAATGGAATGAGCGCCCCCACCGAGGTCTGGTCGGCCCTGGCCAAGCTGATGAGTGAAACCTGGACCCACAGCAGCGGCTGCCAGCTGAGTCTGGCGAGGATCGCTCTGGATACCGGCTACGCCACGCAGGAAGCCTATGCCTTCGTGCGCAGTGTGCGCGATGCCCGGCTCATGCCGATCAAGGGGATTGCAGGTGGGGCGGCACTGATCGGCACGCCGACCGCAGTGGACGCCACCGCCAGTGGCAAGAAGCTGCGCCGGGGCATCAAGGTGTTCCCGGTGGCCGGCGGCATTGCCAAGCTCGAGTTCTACAACAACCTGCGCAAGAGCGCCGAGGTGGCCGAAGACGGTGTGACGACCATCTACCCGGCGGGCTATGTGCATCTGCCCAAGGTCGATGCCGAATACCTGCAGCAGCTGTGTGCCGAGCAGCTGATCACCCGGCGCGACCGCAATGGCTTTGCCCACCGCGAGTGGCAAAAGATGCGCGAGCGCAATGAGGCGTTGGACTGCTATGTCTATGCCCGGGCGGCGGCGGCCGCCGCAGGACTGGATCGTTTCGAGGACCGTCACTGGCTCGAATTGGAAAAACAACTCGGCGTTGGCCCTCCGATCAACGCCCAACAAATCACAACACCCGAGGCCACCCAAGAGCAGAAGTTCGACGGCGGCCTCAGCACTTCTGGCAGCACAACACAGGGTTCCCGCCGAGTGGTGCGCAGCCGATGGATGACCTGACATGACCTACACCCCTGAACATCTGCAGGCCTTGCGTGAAGCCTTGGCCAGCGGCGAGCACCGCGTCACCTACGAGGGAAAAAGCATCGAGTACCGCAGCGTGTCCGATCTCAAAGCGGCAATTGCCGAGGTCGAGGCCACCATTGCGCGTGAGTCCGGCGCACCGAAGTCACGCCAGATCCGTGTGACCACCAGCAAGGCGCTCTGATGGCCTGGCTCAAAAACCTTCGTCGCCGCATGTTCGGCGGCGTGCCTGTCTATGACGGTGTCGGCGGTGGTCGCCGTGCCTTGGCCTGGATGCCGGGCAACCCAGGCGCGGTGGCTGCCTTGTCGTTGGCCCAGGACGAACTGCGCGCCAAGAGCCGTGATCTGGTGCGGCGCAATGCCTGGGCTGCTGCTGGCATCGAAGCCTTTGTAGCGAATGCCATCGGCACCGGCATCAAGCCGCAGAGCATGGTGCAAGACCAGGCCACGCGTGAAGCGATCCACAGCCTGTGGTGGGACTGGTGCGAGCAGGCCGATGCCGCAGGTCTGACCGACTTCTACGGTCTGCAGGCACTGGCCACCCGGGCGATGCTCGAGGGTGGCGAAGCCCTGATCCGGCTGCGTTACCGACGTGTCGAAGATGGCTTGCCGGTAGCCTTGCAGATCCAGGTGCTGGAAGCTGAACACCTGCCGACCACCATGAACCGCGATTTGTCCGGTGGCAATGTGATCCGTGCCGGCATCGAGTTCGACCGACTTGGGCGCCGGGTGGCGTATCACCTGTACCGCTCGCACCCCAACGACGGGTTGTTGGCCCCGATGTCCAGCCAGGGCGGCATGGACACCGTGCGTGTGGACGCCAGTGAAGTCATTCACCTGTTCCGTCCCTTGCGTCCCGGCCAGATCCGAGGCGAACCATGGCTGACGCGGGCGCTCGTGAAGCTCAACGAGCTGGATCAGTACGACGACGCCGAATTGGTTCGCAAGAAAACCGCCGCTATGTTTGCCGGTTTCATCACCCGCATGGCCCCAGAAGACAACCTGATGGGCGAGTCGGCGGCCGATGCGAATGGCGTGGCACTGGCTGGCATGGAGCCCGGCACGCTGCAGATCCTGGAACCGGGTGAAGACATCAAGTTCTCGGCCCCTGCCGATGTGGGCAGTTCCTACGCCGAATTCATGCGCCAGCAGTTCCGGGCGGTGGCTGCGGCCATGGGCATCACCTACGAGATGCTCACGGGTGACCTCACGCAAGTGAACTACTCCTCGATCCGTGCGGGCCTGCTGGAGTTCCGCCGCCGCTGTGAATCCTTGCAGCATGGCGTGATCGTGCACCAGTTGTGTCGACCGATCTGGCGCGCCTGGATGGATCAGGCGGTGCTCGAAGGTGCACTGGATCTTCCCGGTTACCGCAAAGACAAACGGCAGTATCAGTCGGCCAAGTGGATCCCACAAGGCTGGAGCTGGGTCGATCCGCAGAAGGAATTCAACGCCATGAAGTTGGCCATCCGCGCCGGCCTCATGAGTCGGTCGGAAGCCATCTCGGGCAATGGCTACGACGCCGAAGACGTGGACCGCGAGATTGCGGCCGACAACGCCCGGGCCGATGCCTTGGGTCTGGTCTTTGATTCCGATGCCCGGCATGACCAGGCACCTGTTGCCACACAGGCAGAGCCGAGCGACCCACAGACCGACGAACCGCAAATCGCTGAGTTTAGCGGTGCGTCAGCCAACAACCAGGACCCCCAACCATGACTTACCTTGCCTCCCGCTTGTTCGGGACGCCCTTGTTGATTCACCGCCCTAAGCTGGACGTGATCCTGTCAGTGGTCGGCCAGCGCATCGGCATGGCCGATGTGCCAGCGATGCCCATGATGGACATGGCCGCTTTCCAACGGCCCCCGCTGGCCAGCGCACCTGAGGGCATTGCTGTGATCCCCATCCATGGCTCGCTAGTCAAACGCTCCCTCGGCATGGAGGCCGCCTCGGGCCTGACCTCCTACGGCGAGATCGCTTCAATGCTCGATGCGGCCCTGGCAGATCCCCAGGTCAGCGGCATCCTGCTCGATGTCGATTCTCCCGGTGGCGAGGCCTCGGGTAGTTTTGAGTTGGCACGACGTGTGCGCGAAGTGGCCGCCCAGAAACCCGTCTGGGCGGTGGCCAATGATGCGGCGTACTCAGCTGCCTATGCCATCGCGGCCAGTGCCCAGCGCCTGTTCGTGACCGAGACCGGCGGCGTCGGCTCCATCGGTGTGATCGCCCTGCATGTCGATCAGTCGGTCAAGGATGCCAAGGACGGCTACCACTACACCGCGATCACCGCTGGCGCCCACAAGAACGACTACTCGCCGCACGAGCCACTGTCGGATGCGGCCAAGACCGAACTGCAGGGCGAGGTCGATCGGCTCTACGCCATCTTCACTGAGCACGTGGCTGCCATGCGTGGCCTGGATTTAGAGGCTGTGCGCGCCACCGAGGCCGGACTGTTCTTTGGTAGCAATGCCGTGACCCAGGGGCTTGCCGATGGTGTCCAGACGTTGGACGCCACCCTCAGCCAATTCCACCAGTTCCTCAACGCCCGTCAAAACGCCCTTACCCGTTCGCCGCCTCAGGTGCGGGGCGTCATCCGTGCTGAGGCGGCACCCCTGAAAAAGGAAATGACCATGAACGAAGAAGAGAAAGTGCTGGAGACCATCGGTGTCGACGAAGCGGCAGTGCTGGTTGCAGAAGCCCGCCGCGAAGTGACCCAAACTGCCCAGGCGATTGCCGAGCTGTGCCTGCTGGCTGGTTGCCCCGACCGTGCGGCCGAGTTCATCGCTGCTGGCAAATCCCAAGCCGATGTACGTCGCGCACTGATCGATGCCCGTGCCGCGCAGTCCGATACGGCCGACATCCGATCCACGATCACCGTGGATGCGGGCACCCAGTCGCTGGATCGCCCTGAGACCTCGCCCATCGTGGCGGCCGTCAAGAAACTCACCGCCCAAGCCTGAGAAAGGAATCCGCCATGCCCGCCATCACCGAACAAAACAACCTCGGCGACCTTTTGAAGTACGAAGCCCCCAACCGCTACTCGCGCGACGTCGCCACCATCGCCGCCGGCCAGAACCTGCCTCTGGGCACGGTGCTCGGTCGCAACGCCAGCGACGGCAAGCACTACGCCATCGACCCTGCCGCCACCGACGGCACCGAGTCCGCCATTGGTGTGCTGGCCAATGCCGTTGATGCCACCAACGCTGACCGGTCTGATGCCATCCTGATCGCCCGTCATGCCATCGTCGCCAAGACGGCCCTGGTCTGGCCGATTGCGCTCACCGGTGCTCAGCGCAACGCTTATGAGCAGCAGTTGGCTGAGCGTGGCGTGCTGGTTCGCGAAAGTGCGTAAGGGCGCGTAAACCCCGCGCCTGATCAGCCCGTCACCCAACCCCTCATTTCCCCCGAACCCGCCTGGCCGTCTGGCTTGCGCGGGTTTCGTTATTTTTGGAGCCCCACATGCAGAACCTCTTTGCCAACCCGGCCTTCAGCATGGCCAACCTAACGGCCGCCATCAACCTGGTGCCCAACCGCTACGGACGGCTGGAAGACCTGAACCTGTTTCCTGCCAAGCCCACGCGCTTTCGGCAAATCATCATTGAAGAGCGCAACGGCGTGCTCAACCTCCTGCCCACCATGCCACCCGGCTCGCCTGGCACTGTGGGCACGCGTGGCAAGCGCAAGGTCCGCTCCTTCGTCATCCCCCATATCCCGCACGATGACGTGGTGCTGCCCGAAGAAGTCCAGGGCATCCGCGCCTTTGGCTCAGAGACCGAGCTCGAAACCCTGGCGGGCGTGCTGGCCCGGCATCTGGAGACCATGCGCAACAAGCACGCGATCACGCTGGAGCACTTGCGGATGGGCGCCTTGAAGGGCGAGATCCTGGATGCCGATGGCTCGACCATCTACAACCTCTACGACGAATTCGGCATTGACGCGACCACCCTGTCGCTGGGTCTTGCCGATGCCAAGACCAATGTGCGCAACAAGTGCGTCAAGGTCCTCAGCGAAATGGAAAAAGCCCTGCAGGGCGAATTCATGACCGGCGTGCGCTGCCTGTGCTCTCCGTCCTTTTTCGAGGCACTGACCAGCCACGCCAACGTGGTGGAGTCCTACGCCCGGTTCCAGGAAGGCGCCTGGCTGCGCGAAGACGTGCGCACCGGCTTCACCTACGGCGGCATCACCTTCGAGGAGTACCGTGGCCAGGCCAGCTCGGCCGACGGCACCGTGCGCAAGTTCATCGCCGACGGCGAAGCGCACTGCTTCCCCTTGGGCACGGTGGACACCTTCGGCACCTATTTCGCGCCAGCGGACTTCAACGAAACGGTCAACACCCTGGGTCAGCCGGTCTATGCGAAACAGGCACCGCGCCAGTTCGACCGGGGAACCGACCTGCACACGCAGAGCAATCCGCTGCCGATGTGCCACCGCCCGGGTGTGTTGATCAAGCTGACGGCTTGATTCATGCAAGCCACTTTTGAGCGAGCGGTCGCCCGGCTGTTCGCCCGGTTGGGGGTGCCTGGCACCTACCGGCTGGCCGATGGCCGAGAAATCGCCACCCGGTTCATCGCCAAGCAGGCCGATGTCGTCGAGTCTTTTGGTGATACCCGGCTGGCGCTGGCCACCCACCGCTTTGATGTGATGGCCAGTGAGGTGGCATCACCCCGTGAGGGGGATCGTTTCACTGTCGCTGGCCAGACCTACCAGGTGGTGGGTGAACCGCTGGCCGATCGCGATCGCCTGATCTGGACCCTGACTGGAGCACCGCTATGAGGCTGATGGCAGCCTTGTCCGGCGACCTAGAGCAGATGTTGGCCGATGAAGTGCGGATTGCCGAGCAGGCCGTGACACAGTCGATCCGCGAAGCGACCGATGGTCTCAAAACCGAACTGCGCTCGCAAATCACGGGTGCTGGCCTGGGCCAGCGCCTGGCCAACACCTGGCGTGGCGAGGTCTACCCCAAAGGTCAGATGAGCATCAAGGCAGCAGGCCTGGTCTACAGCCGAGCCCCCGAAGTGGTGGGTGCCCATGGCGAGGGCGCCACCATCCGCTCCAAGGACGGGTTCTGGCTGGTGATCCCGCTACCCGCTGCTGGCAAAGGCCCACGGGGCAAACGCATGTCTCCCGGCCTTTGGGAAAAGCTCCGTGGCCAGCGCCTGCGCTTCGTCTACCGCCGAGGCAAGCCCTCGCTCCTCGTCGCAGAAAACCAGCGTGCCCGCCAGGGCCAACGCGGTGGTTTCTCCGCAGCTTCACAGAAAGCCCAAGCCACCGGCCGGGGCCTGGTCACGGTGCCGATGTTCCTGCTGGTGCCCCAGGTGACTCTCAAGAAGAAATTCGACATCGATAACGCTTCACGCCGCTGGGTCAGCACGCTGGTCAACCGGATCGCCAACCGCTTTGATGAAGCTGAACGCAGAGGAGCCAGCGCATGAGCCAGCGACACAGTCAACGTGAGAGCGCCATCGGCGCGCTGTTCGCCTTGCTCGGCCAGCTATCCCTCGGCACCACGGTCAAACGCAACGCCGCCTTGCCCGAGCGCGTGGCGGACCACGCCATGGCCATCCTGCGCGACGGCGAGATGGGCGAGCCTGAGGTGTCGCTATCTCCCTTGACTTACCACTGGCAGCACCAGGTGGCCATCGAATTGTTCGTGGCCGATGTGGATGCCGCTGCACGCGATGCCCGCATGGATGGCTTGCTCACCGAGTTGGCCGCCCTGATCGACGCCGACCGAACCCTCGGCGGTGTCATCGAGTACGCCGAGATCAGCCCACCAAAGTTTGACGAACTGGCCCCCGACGGCAGCAGTGGCATCAAGGCTTGTCTGCTGCCCGTGGTTCTGCACTACAGCAGCACCGGCCCCCTGAACTGAAACCAATTCCGAAGGAGAAACCTTATGGCCCGTGCCTACGGCGCGAACGCCAGCCTTTTGGCCGCGTTCGAAACCACCTACGGCAGCAACCCAGTGGGCGACTACTGGAAGCTGCCCTTTGTATCCACCACCCTCGGCTCCGAGCAGGGGCTGATTGCCAACGACCTGATCGGCCTGGGGCGTGACCCCAGTGCCCCGATCCGCGACGTGATCAAGGTCGAGGGCGACATCGTCGTGCCCATTGATGTGCGCAACATCGGCATCTGGCTCAAGGCCCTGCTGGGCGATGCCAGCACCAGTGGCTCGGGGGTGGTCACCCACACCTTTACCTCCGGCAAGCCCAGCCTGCCCAGCTTGACGCTGGAGACAGGCCTACCCGACATCCCGGCCTGGTTTGTAGCGTCCGGCGTCATGGTCAACAGCCTGCAGGTGGGCTTTGCCCGCTCCGGCGCAGCGAATGCCACGGTGGGCCTGATCGCCCAGGGCGAAGCCAAGCAGGCCACCACGCTCGATGCCACCCCGGCCAGCCGCGACCTCATTCGCTTCAACCAGTTCCAAGGCGCCATCAAGCAGGGCGGTGCGGCACTCGGCAACGTGGTCTCGGCCCAGCTGACCTACTCCAACAACCTCGAGCGCATCGAGACCATCCGCTCCGACGGCAAGATCGACGGCGCCGATCCCACGGTGGCCAGCCTCACCGGCAATCTGGAGGTGCGCTTTGCCGACACCACGCTGATCGATGCCGCCACCAACAACACGCCGCTGGAATTGACCTTCGGCTACGCCATCGACGCCGAGCGGCGTCTGACCTTCATCTCGCATGAGGTCTATCTGCCCAAGCCCAAGCTCTCCATCTCCGGGCCGGGCGGCATCCAGGCCACCTTCGAGTGGCAAGCCGCCAAGGCTGCCGGTGTGGCCCGCATGTTGACCGTCGAATTGGTCAACGACGTGACCACCTACTGATCTCCTCCCAGGATATTTCCATGATCAAACTGAACATTCCACGTGAACCGCACTGGATCATTCTGGCCGCAGGCGTGCGCCTGCAGGTCCGCCCCGCCACGACGGCCTTAGTGATGGCCGCACGCCACGCAGCATCCAAAGTGGCCGGTACCGATACCGCTGCTGCGGGTGAACGCACCGCGACCCTCATCACCGAACTGGCCAAGCTGGCCGTGCTCGCCTGGGAAGGCGTGGCCGACGACAAGGGCAAACCGGCTGCCGTCACGCCCGAGGGTGTCGCCTCCCTGATGGAGCACTGGCTCCTGGCCGATGCCTTCGAGCGCGAATACCTGGCCGGCCTGTACGCCCTGGATTCCGAAAAAAACGCCTGAAGGCCCGCACCGCGTGGCACTTCGGTGGTGGGCCGAGCTACTGCCAGGCCTGCCCTGATCCGTGCCCCGAGTGCCCGTACACCATGAATGCGCCCCAAAGCCTGGATGGCTGGCAAGCCGCCAGCGCGATTGAAGTTTGTGCCAGCCAGCTGCGCATGGCGCAGGGCCGTGTGGTCGGGCTGGATCTCAACGCCTGGATGCTGGCCTGCGAGAGCACCGGTCTGGACAAGGCCACAGCGATTGATCTCTTCCCGGCGGTCGAGGCGGGCCTGATGAGCACCCTGCAACAAGACGAATAGACCAACGATTCACACGACGACTGAATTCCCCCATGGCTGAACGCAACCTCTCCATCCGGCTGTCCGTGGTCGACGGCGGCAAAGTCAAGGCCGAGCTGGCTGAGATCGGGGAGAAGGGGGAGCGCTCGCTCAAAAAAATCGAGGCGGCAGCCACACCGGCTTCCAGTGGTCTCAAGCTCCTGTCCAGTGCCGCCAACGACGCCAAGTTCCAGCTGCAGGCCGCTACCGACCGGTTGGGGCTCTTGGGCTCGGTCTTGGGCAAGCTGGGCCCTGCGGGTCTGCTCGCCGGGGCCACCATCGCCGCGCTGGGCGTGGGCATCACCGCCCTGGTCATGCCGGTGGCCCGTGTGGGCGACGAGTTCTTCAAGCTCTCGCAAAAGACCGGGGTGTCGGTCGAGGCCCTGACCGCACTTGATTACGCCGCCAAGCTGTCGGATGTCAGCACCGAAGGCCTGACCAAGGCCCTACAAAAGCTGTCGGTGGCCATGTTCGACACCCAGATCAATGGCGTAGAAGGCAGCGCCGCACTCAAAGCCCTGGGGGTGTCGGCCACCGATGTGAATGGACAGATCCGCCCGACCGAGCAGGTGCTGCTCGATCTGGCCGACAAGTTCTCTGCCATGCCCGATGGCGCGGATAAGGCGGCACTTGCCGTCAAGCTCTTCGGCAAAGAAGGCCTGGCCATCATCCCGTTCCTTAACCAGGGACGCGAAGGCATCACTGCCTTGATGGAAGAGGCCCAGCGCCTGGGTCTGGTCATGTCCGAAGACGTGGCCCGTGCCTCTGAGGTCTTCAATGACAACCTGACGCGCCTGTCTGCCATCTTCGAGGGCGTGCAACGCCAGATCGGCGCCGCCGTCATTCCGGTGCTGGCCGACTTCACCGAGCAGGTGATCCTGGCCCAGGGCGAGACCGGTAGTTTCAGCAACGAGCTGCAAAAGATCTCTGCCAACCGCGAAGCCATCTTGGCCTTCCTGGAGTCTGTGGCCTCGGGCCTGGCCTTCATCGCCGAGTCGGCCGTGCTGGCCAAGCGGGTGATTGCCCAGCCCTTTGACAGCCTGTCGGTGGTCGGCAAGGACATCGAGACCTGGTTCAAGACCGATTTGCTGCGCTCGATGAAATCCATGGGGTTCGATCCCAAGGTCATCGATGCCGAGATCGCCAAGCTGCAGGGCGCGCGGGATGACTACGTGCGCGCCGCCAACGACCGGCTCTTCAACATCAACCAGAACCCGGGCTATGTGGACCGGGTCGCAAAATTCTTCGACGAGCAGCGCCGCACGGTGCGCGTCATGGGCCAGAAGTTCGTGCTCGACACCGAAGCCCAGGCCAAGGAAGTGCAGGCCATCTACGACAAGTTCCTGCCGACCCTGCCGCGCAAGCCCACGGTGGCGCTGGACCTCTCCGGCTTTCAAAAGCCCAAGCCTGCTGAAAAACTCAACGAAGGCGAAGCCTTCTTGAATCAGTTACGCTCGCGCCTGACCCGAACGCAAGAGGGCGAAGCCGCCGAACTGCGTGCCCGGGCCTTGCAGATCGAAGCCAAGGGCTACAAGGGTGTCGCGGCCGAGGCCGAGCAGTACATCCAGGTGCTCGAAGCCATCGAGCGCCAGAAAGAAGCCAACAAGGCCTTCGACGCCTTTGAAAAAGAAGAAGCTGCCTCGCGCAAGATCACCGAGGGCCTGATCGGCAGCAACCGCCAACGCATCGAAGCCCTGCAACTGCAGCGCGAGATGCTGGATCTGTCGGATACCGAGCGCGCCGTCCTGCAAGCCCGCACCGATCTGGAAAAGACTGCTGCGGCATCCCGCAAGGAAGCCAACCAGATCGAGGACGCGGGCCTGCGTGTGCAGACCTTGGAGGCGATCAATGACGCATTGGCCCGGCAGCTGCCCATTGTGGAAGACCTGGTACGTGCCAACGCCGAGTACCAGCGCAGCTTCGAATACGGTGCCAAGTCGGCCTTGCGGTCCTACATTGATGATGCGACCAACGCCGCCAAGCGGGCCCAGCAGGTCACGGTCAACGCCTTTCGCTCCATGGAGGATGCGCTCACCCGCTTTGTGATGACCGGCAAGCTGGACTTCAAGAGCATGGCCGACTCCATCATCGCCGATCTGGTGCGCATCCAGATCCAGCGCGCCATCACTTTGCCGCTTGCCAACTGGCTGGGCAGTGTGATCCCCGGTATGGGGGGTGGCATGGGTGGTGGTGCAGCAGGTGCCTTCCCCGCCGGCAGCAGTGACCTGATGGGCACCATGGCCAATGTCGCCCACAGTGGAGGCGTGATCGGATCCGATGCGCTCGTCACCCGCTCCGTGCCACCAGGCATCTTCGCCGGTGCGCCGCGTTTCCACAGTAGCGGCATCGTTTCGGGCGAGGTGCCCATCATCGCCCAGGAGGGTGAGGCGGTCTTCACCCGCGGGCAGATGCGTGCGCTGGGTGGTGCCTTGTCGGCGAAGTCGCTTCCCCCGGCGGTCAACGTGCAGGTCAACGTGGTCAACAAGGCCCAAGGGGTGGACGCCCGCATCGAGCAGCAGCGCCAGCCCGATGGGGGCCTGCGCCTGGATGTGTTCATCGAGCAGATCGAAGGCCGCATGGCCCGTGCCATCAGCCAGGGCACCGGCATTGCGCCGACGCTGGAGCGCCGCTATGGCTTGAATCCAGCCATGGGAGCGGTGCGATGACCACGGTGAACAACCTGTCCATCTGGCCCGAAACCTTACCACCACCCCGGGTCGAGGGCTACAGCCTGTCACCCCGGCCCAGTCTCTTGCGCACCGAGATGGAAACGGGTGCGGCTCGGCACCGGCTGCGCTCACTCACTGCTCACTACCAGGTGCAAGCGGAGTGGCGCTTCTCGGAATTCCAGTTCGCGGTGTTCGACGCCTGGTGGGCCTTGAACACCCGGCTGGGTGAACAGTGGTTTGTGCTGCCCCTGGCCGTGCCGCTGGATGTTCAGGCGGTGGAGGCGCGTTTCTTGGCCCCGTGGCAGGCGGAACTGCTGCCCGCCAAACGCTGGCGCGTCGCCGCGCAACTGGAAATCCGCAACTTGCAGCGCCTGACTGCCGAGGAGTTGGAAGCCGCCAGCATTTACGGCGATGTCGAAATGGCCTTGGCTGACCGGCTGCACCGTTGGCTGCACGAGCAGATGGGCACGCCCAGCACCCCGCCGTATTTCTGAGGAAAGCACATGTCCATCAAAGATCAACTGCTGCGCTCGGTCACGCAACTGGAAACCGACAGCGCCCTGGTGCACGACTGGGCGCATGGCGATGCCAATGCCCAGATCAGCACCGAACGCGGCCCCGTCCGGTCGCCCGCCAAGCTCATCGCGGACAAGGACGCTGAGATCAACCAGGCAGCCAACAACCTGCTGTTGCGTGCACAGACGGCAGCCAGCCAGTCCGAGGCATCGGCCAGCACGGCCAGGCAGCAGGCGAGTGCTGCATCCGATTCGGCCAGTCGGGCGGCAACGTCGGAAGCCAATTCGGCGGCTTCAGCTGCTGCGGCAAGTGACAGCGCATCCCGCGCGCTGACCTCCGAGCAAGCCGCACTGGCGTCTGAAATCCAAGCCACCGAACGGGCCAAGGCCGCGTGGCAGTCCGAATGGGCGGCTGCACAGTCAGAGGGCCGGTCTGCGGCCTCTGCTGCCCAATCCCAGGCCAGCGCCGAGGCCTCAGCGGTTTCTGCCACTGCGTCTGATAACAGCGCAGATACCGCCGCTGATCTGGAATTCCTCACCCGGGTGGAAACCCGGGTCGGCGAAGTCATGGCCGGGGTGGCACTTGCGGGCGGAACTCTGAGCACAAGCTCGGCCGATCGCGCCTATGTCTCGTCGACCACGGCCAAAGCACAAGCCGAGCTGGCACGCACTGCTGCCAACGCCGCGCTCACTTCGCGCAACCAGGCGGCCATGTCCGAGCAGGCCTGTGCTGCGTATGTTGACCAAGCCGACAGCCTGGTCGTCGCCCCCTACACCCAGATGGCCGCGCACTTGATCGCCACCCAGGCGGTGGTGATTGAGAACCACGCCTTTACCTGATCCGAATCCCTCAAGGAGCCTTTCCATGGCTGAATCTGCCAGCGGTCTGATGACCGAAGTGGCGGCGCTCACGCACGCCACCACGCAACTGCTCAACACCGTCAATGTCCGCAAAGCCACGCTGGATGCCAGCGTCGACGCTGCTGCGGGCAGTGCCATGTCGGCTGCCAACAGTGCCCAATCTGCGGGTCAGAGTGCCTCGGCTGCGGCCACTACGCTCGATGCCACCGAAGCCGCCCGCGATGTGGCGCAAACCTACCGCGATCAGGCCGTGGCCGTCGTCACCAGTAACGACGGTTCCTTCGAGTCTGCCCCGGGCAAAGTCCCGGTCGCGGGTCTGGACGGCAAGATCGACTACGACTACCTGCCGCTGGCCAGCCAAAACGCCATCGTTGCCGAAGCCCTGATCCGCTCCACCCATGAAAACCTCCTGGACTTCCTCGACGACAAGCAAATGGAAGCCCAGGTCCAGTCCGCCGTCACGGGCGTGGCCAACCTCAACCACCGGGTCGGTACCGAAGTCGCCCGCCTGGACCAGCGCATCAACACCATCGAGCCCGGCATCCCGCCGGCCTACGAAGGGCTGATCGACCAGGACTTCCTCATCGACGGGTTTGAGTCGGCCTACACCGCCGAGCTGCTGCGCGGCATGGGCGGGTCAGGCCTCTTTAACGTGCGCAACTACGCCAACGACGATGGTCCGGGGGCCTTGCACCGTCCGTTTGCGGTTTCGTACTCGGCGCACAGCCAGCACAACCACCCCAATTACTACCGGATGATCGGCCTGGGCGAGCTTACCGCCCTGGTCAACGGTTACTACGTGCGCATGACGCACAACGACCCGATCCTCGCTGATCAGGACAACCGTTATCTGGCTGCGCCGCCCGTGCCAGCCGCTGTGCTGGCCAAGCCCACCGGACTCACCTTGAATGCCGACGGTTCGGTCGCGATCGACACGGCCAACGACACCCAGGCGCGCTACATGCGCAACCTGTTCACCCAGCACTTGGAAGACACGCGTCTCGATCTCCTGTACGCCGAAGTCTGGCTGGAAAAACTCCCTACCAATCGTGATCTGAACACCCTGATCCAGTCCTTTCGCCACCGCGAGAACGCCTCCCGCCTGCAAGACCTTCTGACTTTCGCCCAGCGCCTGAACTTCTCCGGCGCCAAAGACCTGGGAGAGAACGGCTCCTTCCGTTGTGGCGTGATCAGCCACATTGGCGAAGACGGCACCCCGGAATACGCCTACATCAACTACCGGGTGCGGGCCACACCCGTGGGCAAGCTCAGCAACCGGGTGGCCAAGACCAGCTACGCCACGGGCGATGAGACCCCGACCATCACCTTCGCTGTGGTGGCTTCTGGCTTTGGTGGCACCCACGGCCATGGCCTGGAAGTGCCCTTGAGCCCGGCCGAGATGAACACATTGATCGGTGGCGGCACACTGTACGTGGAGACCGGCTACGGAAAGGCCGATGCGTCCCCCGCCTCAGAAAACCACACCCACCTGGAGCAGCTGAGCTGGAACGGCAGCACGATCGTCGCGCAGGACATCGGGGCACGGGCTATTGGCACCACGGGCACCACCGGCAACACCTTCCTCGCGGTCGGCGGTGCGACCCCGACGGTCACCAGCTACCGGCGCTTCGACGGCACCCAATCTGGTCCGGTGGTCTGGGACACCTCGGTCTCACCTCACACCCACCCGATCGACGTGCAGTTCGTGCAGGATCGATTTCCCTTCGATCTGGTCAAGGCCGTCAGTCACACACTGGATGCCACCAACCGTTTCAAGCTGGTCAAGGATTTGGAGACCCTGGCGCGTTTGCGTGAGGGCGACCCGTCCGCCAACTGGCTGACGCTGGCCACCTCCGGCTACGCTCGCTTTACGCTGGACCTGGCGGACATGGATGCCTTGTGCACCCAGGTCTGGGGGCTGGACGGCGAAGGGGCCTTCATTGCCGAGAACATCAACTCTTACGGCACGGTCTACACCACCTTCAACCCAGACGGGCGCTCTCAGGCGAACCTCGCCAAGTACAACCGCAACTTCGTGACCGGCACGCGTGATGCGGCAGGTCGGGCCTATGGCCGCCGGGGCTTCAACGACCCGACGCTCTACGTCGCGCGCACCACCCGACCGGAAGTGGTCGAGGGCTACAGCTACATGATCCCGCTGGAGCTGATCGTCCGTTCGTCGCTGGAGATCTGGAACCCCTGGAACCTACGCATCATCGACGGGCCGCTCGATGCCGCCGCCTCGGGGGATGGCAGCCAGCCCAACCCCTGGAATGCCGCCTACACCCACCTGTGGTGGAACCTGCTGCCGCCCAACTTCTTCTCGGCAGGCGTCTCGGATCCGTCCGACACCGTGCGCGGCGGGGTGTGGATCCGGGCCAATGATGGCAATGCCTACCCGGCCGATAACTCCGGCATCTACATCACGGTGGGCAACGCAGCCAATTACCGCAACGCCAGCGGCACCACGGTCTCCACCACCTTCCGCCAGCGCTACCCCATCGCGCCGCTCTGGCACGAGTTCAGTTACGCCAACGTGCAGGTCAACAACCTGCGCAACACCCTGCGCGCGCTCTTGAAAGGCCTGGCCAGCGGCAGCGTCACCGTGAACGACGTCGACAACTACCTCTAAACCATCCACCCCTTGGAGAACTTCATGAGCATCGAAACCGAACTGCAAAACGTCGTGGCCGCCGCCTCGGCGCTCAACCAGACCGTGCGCGGGCAGATTGATCAGATCAATGTCACGGTCAGTACGACCTCGGCGAATCTGACCAACAGCGTCAACGCCAAGCTGTCGCAGATGGATGCCTGGCGCGACGGCCACCTCGATGAGCACCCGGCGTTCTCGGTGAATGCCAATGCCGATTTCTTGACCTTGAGTGGCGAAGCGCCCATGCAGCTGCCCTCGGGAATGGGCGTGCACGCCAACGGCGACTTCTGGAACAAGTTTGAAGTCGAGATCATTCCAGTGCGCAGTGGTCCGTTGCCCGAGGAGCGACCCGCCATCGTGCGCGAGCTGCTGCAGTTCATGAACATGGACCGGCAACACTTCTCGGCGGGTTTCAACATCATGCGCATGAGCATCAAGGCCGTCACCGACTTTGGGCCCTATGTGTTCCACATCCCCGCCCAGCACGTCAAGGCGGGCCCGTTCACCAGCGTGATCCTGTATCACAAGATCGTCGGCCGCTCGAGCTGGGGTTGGATGAACAACGGTATCAAAGACGCATGGGCCCAAGCCACGCATCACGTCTACAGCGGCAACGACGCTGGTGGCTATGTGCACGTCGATGTGGGCGTGGGTGGCCCCAGCGATGTTGGCGACACCCTCTACCTGGCCTTGCCGCAAATCGTGCCTGGCAAGTGGAACCCCAACCACCGCGCACCCCAGTTCTACACCTGGACCAACCTCTGATCGGAGACACCATCATGGACGACATCGTCATTGCTTACCCTGCCAGTCACTCGGACTTCGAGGATTCACATCGGCTGATCGCGACCGAGAAAGGCCTGGAGTCCCCAGCCACAGTCCGGGCACGCGAGCTGTGCGCGCAGCACATCGCCAAGTTCTACCCCGAATGGAAGCAACTCAACCTGCTGCGCGCCGGCACCAAGGCGCAAAAGGACCAGATGACGGCCTTCATCGATGCCTGCCGTGCCTGGTCCAACGCAGAAAAGCCCAACCCGGCCGATCTGGCCGCCATTCAGCCGTGACGGGGATGCGCCATGCCCGATCCGACCCTGTCTGAAGCCATCCAGGAGGCCTACGCCCACGCACCGACGGACGCGATCATCCTGCACACCCTGGAACTTCGCCATCCCGACTTCCGGGACGACGCTGGCAACGAAGTAGCCATCCGCGTGGTGCGCGACCAGGTTGATCTGACTGCCCGGCTGGAAGCCGATGCCCCGCTGAACGCCGGCCAGATGGTCACCTTCATTGCCATGGGTTTTGAGCTGGATCTGCCACCGGTCGATACCGCGCCGGTGCCAGAGATCGTGGTCACCCTGGACAACGTCAGTCGCGAGATCGTTCGGCACCTGGATGCGGCGGCTGAATCGCAGGCGGTGATCGAGATCACCTACCGGCCGTATCTCTCCAACGACCTCGAAGGTCCGCAGATGGATCCGCCCATCACGCTGGTTCTGACCGAGGTGGAGGCCGATGTGCAGCGCGTCACCGCCCGCGCCCGCATGATGGACATTGGCAACAAGGCCTTCCCCAGCCGCACCTACACGGCGAGGGAGTTTCCGGGGCTGACGCGATGAGTGCGATTCCGGCGGCGGAACTCACTGACTTGATTGGTCTACCGTGGGTGGTCGGCGCCCATGGGCCCGATGCCTACGACTGCTGGGGCTTGTTTGTCACTGTGCAGCGCACCCACTTTCAGCGCTCCCTTCCAGAAAACCCCGTCGATGCCACCAACTTGCGCGCGGTACTCGATGCGTTCAGTGGTCATCCCGAGCGCCAGCGCTGGCAGGCCGTCAGCCAACCAGAAGAGGGCGATGCCGTGCTCATGCGTCAGTCGCGTTACCCGGTGCACATCGGAGTCTGGCTGGACATTGATGGCGGTGGCGTGCTGCACGCCGTGCGCCATGCCGGGGTGGTGTTTCAAAACCTGGCTGCGCTCGATGCCCATGGTTGGCGCATTGAGGGCTTCTACCGTTTCCGTGAACCGACATGAGTCCGCAGATTTCCACCGTGCCCGTGCCTGCAGTACCGCAAGCCACTGTCGTCTGGCCCCGCAACCCCTTCCACCCAGCAGACAAGGATTTGCACGCGGTAGAGGTGGGCAGCACCATCGCCGACTGGATGCGTGCGCAATCCATCACCGAATTCCCGCTGCCCACGGTTTGCCTGGTCAACGGTCAGCCCCTGCTGCGCCGCGACTGGGCGATCCGCCCTCTGGCCGCGCATGATGTGGTGGTCCTGGTCGGCCTGCCCGGTGGAGGAGGCGGTGGTGGCGGCAGCAACCCGCTGCGGGTGGTCTTGTCGATCGCCGTGATGGTGCTGGCCCCGTATGCCGCTGCTGGTCTCATGGGCTACGGCATGACGGCGGCCGGCATTGCCGCCGCACAAGCGGCAATGGGTACCATTGGCTTTGGGCTGTTGGCTGCCGGGGTCAGTGTGCTCGGCGCCTACCTGGTCAATGCCCTGGTGCCCCTGCCCAGTGCCAATGTGCCCTCGGCGCAAAACGCCCTGGCGCCCAGTCCGACCTATTCGCTGCAATCGCAGGGCAACTTCGCCCGGCTGCTGCAGCCCATTCCGGTCATCTACGGCCGCCATCTGGTCTACCCTGACCTGGGTGCTACGCCCTACACCGAGTACCTCAACAACGAGCAGTACCTGCACCAGTTGCTGGTCATCGGCCAAGGCGACTACGAGATTGAAGCGGTACGCATCGAAGACACACCGATCCAGTCCTTCGAGGAGGTGCAGGCCCAGGTCATCCTGCCCGGTGGCCAGAACACGCTCTTCAACCACGACGTGGTCACGGCGCCCGAAGTCGCGGGCCAAGAGTTGCTTGCCATCGACGATCCGGCCAACACCCGGGGCGAAGCCATTGGCCCTTTCATCGTCAACCCGCCCGAAACGCGGATCGACACCCTGGGCATCGACATCCTGCTGCCTCGGGGCCTGTTCTATGCCAACGACAGTGGCGGCCAAGACGCCAAGGAAGTGCGCTGGACAGTGGAAGCCAGGGCGGTGAACGACGAGGGCGAACCCACCACCGGTTGGCAGACGCTCATCAGCGGCACCAGCTACAGCGACTGGAGTGGCTGGAACACCACCTGGTCCACGGCCAGTGCCGTCACTACCCAGACCTACCACTCCGATTACGAGGGCGGTTACTACAGCACCAGCTACGGCCCGCCGCCCATGCCAGCCAACACCCTGACTGAGGAATACCAGCTGGGCGACTGCGCCAGCCAAGACTACGAGTCGGGCATCTGCTACAGCTATTTCATCCAGCGCCGCACCCGCAGTGCTTACAGCCAGCAAGAGGTAATCAGCGCCGCCACGCCTGACACCATCCGGCGCAGCTACCGCTACCTCGTCACGCCAGGTCGGTACGAGGTCAAGGTGGTTCGGCTGGACCACAAAGACACCCGAGCCCGAGCCGGACATGAACTGCGCTGGGGCGAGGTGCGCGGTTATCTGGTCAACCCCAGCCTCCCGGCAGGCATCACCTTCCTGGCCGTCAAGATGCGCGCCACCGACAACCTGTCGATGCGCTCCAGTCGACTCGTCAACTGCCTGGTCACCCGCAAGCTGTCGGTCTGGAGCCCGACCACCGGCTGGAGCTCCCCGCAAGCCACGCGCTCGATCGCCTGGGCCTTTGCCGACGCGGTGCGGGCCGACTATGGCGCGAAACTGGCCGACAGCCGCATTGACTTGGCGGCTCTCTACCGGCTGGACCAGACCTGGGCCGCACGGGGCGACCGGTTCGACGCGGTCTTTGACCAGAAAGTCACCGTCTGGGAAGCCCTCACCCGCATCGCCCGCTGTGGCCGGGCGGTGCCCTACCTGCAAAGCGGTGTGGTGCGCCTGGTTCGCGATGAACCTAGGACGCTGCCGGTGGCACGTTTCACCACCGCCAACATCGTCAAAGACAGCTTCAAGCTGCAGTACGTGATGCCCGGCGAAGAGACGGCGGACGCGGTGACGGTGGGGTTCTTCAACCCCAAGACCTGGAAGCCCTCCGAAGTGACCGTATCGCTACCAGGCTCGACCGAAGCCAACCCGGCCACGGTGAACCTGTTTGGCTGCACCAGCCAGGCCCAGGCCATGCGCGAAGGCAAATACATCGCCGCCGCCAACCTCTACCGCAGGCGGCTCATCACCTTCCGCACCGAGATGGAAGGCTTGATCCCCACCTTTGGCGACCTGATCGCCATCAGCCACGACATGCCCGCACAGGGAACAGAGGGCACCACGACGGGGCAGAGCATGGATGTGCCCTGGAGCCATCTTGCCCGGGTCATGGCCATCCGCCCAAGGGGCGAACAGGTCGAAATCGCCTGCGTGGTTGAGCACCCGTTGGTGCACACCGCCGATCAGTAAACCGCCAAGAAAGACATTCACCATCGGCCCGCCAGAGCAATCTGCGCGGGCCATTTGCTTTGGAGACCGCAAATGACTGACCAACACACCGAAACCGACGCCGCCATCACCCTGCGCCCCGATGATCTGGACGACCTGCTCACCCGCGCCGCCGAGCGCGGTGCGGAGCGGTGCCTCGCTCACCTCGGCCTGGAAAACGGCCATGCTGCACGTGACATCCGGGAATTGCGCGATCTGCTCGAAGCCTGGCGCGAGGCGCGCCACACCGCCTGGCAGACCATCATCAAGGTGGCCACCACCGGGCTGCTTGCCGTCATCCTGGTCGGTGCGGCCATCAAGCTCAAACTGATGGGCGGTGCGCAATGAACCCGCTCTTCACCACCTTGGCGCCCGGCCTGTTCGAGGCTGGTGCTCGCCTGATCGACCGGCTGATTCCCGACCCCGCCGAGCGGGAGAAGGCCAAACAGGCGCTGCTGCAGGCCGAGGGCCAGCAGGCGTTACAGGAAATGCAGGTGAGCCTGTCGGCCATCCTGGCCGAAGCCAACAGCCAGGATCCCTGGACCAGCCGGGCGCGGCCGACCTTCCTGTATGTCATCTACGGCGTGATCCTGCTGTCAGTCATTGGCAGCATCATCGGCATCTGGTGGCCCGCCGAGGTGTTTCAAGCTGCAGAAAACCTGTCCAAGTTGCTCAACGCCGTGCCAGAGAGCCTGTGGTGGCTATTCGGTGCCGGCTACCTGGGCTACACCAGCGCGCGCAGTTTCGACAAATGGCGAGGCGCGCCACGCTGACAACCGCCAGCACCACTCAATCGATCAAAACCCCGTCTTCTTCATCTGCCTTCCCCGGCAGGTGGGGAGGGCGGGGTTTTTTGTCGTTTGTGGGGTGCGTTTCATGGTGGGCATTTCTGCAGCATTGACTTGGCTTTGAGGGAGAACAGCGCCTTCATACGAGCATGCAGAACAAAGACGCCAAGCCCAACAACCACTTCTCCCAAGGTCTCACTGCCGCCCAAGTCGCCGACCGGATGGGACTGACCACCCGCCAACTGCAAGACCTGCGGCTGCGTGGCATCGGGCCACCAATCGTGCAGCGTGGGCTGTCAATCCACTACGAACTGGCCGATGTAATGGAAATCGAGCGCCACGAGGCGATGGCGATCCTGGAGCAGGTGCTCGCTAGCGACCGGCCGTTGACCTTGCTGCGTGCAATGGCGGACCATCGCGGTTTCAAGCTCTCACCCATCCTGCAGCAGGTCAGTGTGACCACGTCATCCAAAGCGACGGAACCAATCCCGGCCCCTGAAAGCCCGAAGCTACTCGAATTGGCCGAGTCGGCAAGGGATGTGTTCGCTCCTGTACCACCACCAGAGCCGCCGCCGGCCATCTCGCCAGCATTGACCGTCATCACGTCCCCGACCACCGCCTGGTACCTCGTCCACACCAAGCCCCGCCAGGAAGACGTCGCCCTGGCCAATCTGCAGCGCCAAGGCTATGAGTGCTATTTGCCGCTAATGCGCATCGAACGCATCCGCCGGCGCAAGGCGGAAGTTGCCACCGAGCCGATGTTCCCGCGCTACCTGTTCATCCAGCTGGACAGCAGCGACCAGGGCAAAAGCTGGTCTCCGATTCGCTCCACCTTGGGCGTGAGCCAGATGGTGCATTTCGGGGCTCGGGCAGCCAAGGTCGATGACGCCCTGGTCGATCTGCTGCGCCAACGCGAGCAGGCCATGCCAGTGGACGCCATGTTCCACAGCGGCGACTCGGTGGTCATCACAGACGGCCCTTTTGCCGGCATCGAGGCGATCTACCAGACAGCGGACGCCGACCGCCGCGCTTTCATCTTGCTTGAAATCCTGTCCAAATCCGTGTCGATGCAGATCGACGCCAGGCGTCTGCGCAAGGCCGGCTGACCCGTCGGCGACCACCGTCGCTTTCTTCGCCTTTATTCCTTCTTTCTGCCCCGAACGCCTTGATACGTCTTGGCCTTCGAAGCAAACATGGCTCAAACGAATGAGCGCAGAAAGAACATGGCCACAGCATCCGAACCTATTGCCGAACCACCGGCAACCCAAGAATCCACACCCGCCTTCCGCGCCGCCCAGTACGTGCGCATGTCCACCGAGCATCAGCAGTACTCCACGCACAACCAGGCGGACAAGATCCAGGAATACGCCGAGCGGCGCAACATCCAGATCGTCCGCACCTACGCTGATGAGGGCAAAAGCGGTCTGTCCATCGATGGCCGCGCGTCCCTGCAACGCCTAATCGCCGATGTTGAATCCGGCAACACCGACTTCAACCTGATTCTGGTCTACGACGTAAGCCGCTGGGGGCGGTTTCAGGACGCGGACGAGTCGGCGTATTACGAGTACATCTGCAAGCGCAAGAACATCCACGTCGCCTACGTAGCCGAGCAGTTTGAAAATGACGGCTCCCCCGTCTCCACCATCGTCAAAGGCGTCAAACGCGCCATGGCCGGGGAGTACAGCCGGGAACTCTCGGCCAAGGTCTTCGCTGGCCAATGCCGGCTGATCGAACTGGGCTTTCGCCAAGGCGGCCCCGCCGGCTTTGGCCTGCGCCGGGTGCTGATTGACCAGACAGGCGCCGTCAAAGGCGAGCTCAAGCGCGGCGAGCACAAAAGCCTGCAAACCGACCGGGTCATCCTGATGCCAGGCCCCGACTTTGAAGTGGCCACCGTCAACCAGATCTACCGCTGGCTGGTGAAAGACGATCTGCCCATTGCCGAGATCGTCAAACGCCTGAACGACCAGCCCATTTACACTGATCTGGACCGCCCCTGGACCTACAGCACGGTCCGCCAAGTGCTGACCAACGAGAAGTACATCGGCAACAACGTCTACAACCGCCACTCCTTCAAGCTCAAGAAGAAGCATGTCGACAACCCGCCCGAGATGTGGATCCGCAAGGAAGGGGCGTTTGATGGCATCGTGCCAGTGGCCACCTTTATTGCCGCCCAGGAAATCCTGGCCGAGCGCAGCAAGAAGCTGACCGACGCCGAACTGCTCGACCACCTCAAGGCCCTGTACGCCGAATGCGGGCGCCTGTCGGGCTTCATCATCGACCAGGCCCCAGCGCTGCCCAGTGCCGCCACCTACATCCAGCGCTTTGGCAGCCTGACCCGGGCGTATGAACTGGTGGGCTACCACTGCCCGCGCAGCACCGAGTTCCTGGAAATCAACCGCCGCCTGCGCCAACTCCACCCCGAAATCGTCAGCCGCACTGAGCACACCATCGCCGAACTGGGCGGCCACATCACCCGAGATCCCAAGACCGATCTGCTCACGCTCAACGACGAACTGGTCATCAGCCTGGTGCTGGCCCGCTGCCAGACGGCGGCCAACGGCCACCAGCGCTGGCGCATCCGGTTCGATCCGGCCAAGTTCGACCCCGACATCACCGTCGCCATCCGGCTGGACGCTGCCAACACCCAAGAGCTGGACTACTACCTGCTGCCCCGGCTGGATCTGCCCGATCAGGAAATCCGCGTCAGCAACAAGAACAGCGCCGACTTCGAGTGCTTTCGCTTTGACGACCTGAACTTCTTCTATGGCATGTCGGAGCGAGAGCGGCTGCAGCGCCGTGTCTGAACCCCATCCAGCAACCCCACCCAGAAAGGAAGCTCACCCATGAACCCGAGTCCAACCCGCACGTACGAAAACAGGAGGCAAACATGATGACCGGCACCCCCGACACCGTCACGCTCGTCCCCATCAACCGGATCGAGATCCTCAACTCCCGCGACCGCAACATGAAGGTCTTTGAGGAGATCGTGGACAACATCCGCGCCATCGGCCTCAAAAAACCCATCACCGTGGCCGAACGCCCCGGTGACGATGGCGACCCGCGCTACGTGCTGGTCTGCGGCGAGGGGCGACTCAACGCCTTCCGCATCCTGGGCGAAAGCCACATCCCCGCCCTGGTGGTGGACGTGAGCGATGAAGACGCCTTCATCATGAGCCTGGCCGAGAACATCGCCCGGCGCGGCTACCGCCCGCTGGAGATCCTGGCCGACATCGAGGTGCTGAGGAAACGTGGCTACAGCGCCGAGATCATCATCCAGAAGACGGGCCTGTCGCCCAAGTACGTCAAAGACATCGTCTTCCTGCTCGACCAGGGAGAGGAGCGCCTGATCGAGGGCGTGCAGCGCGGCACCATCCCGCTGACCACGGCCCTGGAAATCGCCCGGGCCAACGAGAACGCCAGCACCACAGTGGAAGATGGCCAAGCCAATCTGGGCGACCTGCTGCAAGAGGCCTACGAAAACGGCCAGCTTAAAGGTCGCCAGATCATCGAAGCCAAGCGCCTGATCGAAAAGCGCCTGGAGCACGGTCCCGCATCCCCCAATCGCGACCAGATCAAACCACCCACCTCCAGCTACAGCCTGGTGCGCACCTACCAGCGCGAGGTGGAACGCCAGCGCAAGATGGTGCTGAAAGCTGAGCACGCCCACCAACGGCTGCTGCTGGTGGTACAGGGCCTCAAAAAGCTGTTTGCCGACGAGCACTTTGTGAACCTGCTGCGCGCCGAAGCCCTGGACACCCTGCCCAAGTACCTGGCGGAGCGGATCAACACTCTGGGCGGCGCCACCAACCCGATGATACCGACCACCCCCGAACCCGAAGGAGTTACGACATGAACCTGGCCATGAACCCTATGCAGACGAACCCACGCAACAACCTCACCGAGATGTACCCCGGCATCTACCAACCCGGCCATGGTGACGACCACCACGACGGTCCGAACTTGCCGACCGCGCCTCTCAATACGCTGCTGGGCTTCGAGCTGGAGACCTACCAGGTGCCGCTGGACCAGCTGCTGCCCAGCAAGAAGGTGCCCGACGGCGTGATGAGTACACGCAAGTACAAGCAGATCGTCTCCAGCATAAACGAGGTGGGGCTGATCGAACCGCTGTCCGTCATCCAGCCCGACCGCAAGAAACCTGAGTACCTGGTGCTCGACGGCCACCTGCGCGTCCTGGCCCTCAAAGAGCTGGGCATGAGCGTCGGCCCCTGCCTGTTCGCAAAAGACGACGAAACCTTCAGTTACAACCACCACATCAACCGGCTGTCGACCATCGCCGAGCACTACATGATCCGCCGCGCCATCGACCGTGGCGTGAGCAAGGAGCGGTTGGCCCGGGCGTTCAACGTCAACTTGAGCTCTATCAACCGGCGCATCAACCTGCTCGAAGGCATCTGCCCCGAGGCCATCACTCTGCTGCAGGACAAGCAGTTCACGCCGGATGTCACCCGCATCCTGCGCAACATGAAGGCCGCCCGCCAAGTGGAAGCGGTGGAGCTGATGATCGCCAGCAACACCATCACCGTGGCGCATGCCGAGGCCCTGCTCAAGGCCACACCAACGGAGCAGCGTACCGACGTCAAGCCCGCCGAGCGGGAGAAGAAGACCGCGCCCATCGAGCAGATCGAAAAGCTGGAAAAGGAAATGATAAGCGTAGTGAATTAATTGACATTTACATAGACGCCCGCTAACCTCTGCCTCAGTTGTCGAGTAGCCGTCTTTCTTTGAAAGACGAGTAGCGGGGTGGGGGTCTGGGGGAGGGGCGCCATGCGACGGCAGGCTGTGGATAACTTGGAGTTGAACCGGTGGCGTTCCATGTCGGCCACTTCGGTGTTGGCCTCGCCGCTGTGTGAGCACGCCAAACTGGACCCCACCTTCCGTCCGATCCAGAGTCAGGAGACCCGACGTTGGCACGTCACGGTCGGCGGGCATGTCTTCGAATTGCTTTGCACTGGCCCCAAATTCTTTGACACGCGCGTCAAAAAGGGCGGTGGCGGGGCAGTCGACTTGGTGATGCACCTGCACGGGGTGGACTTCAAAGGCGCAGTGCGGTTGCTGCGGCAAGGGCTATGA